TGTACATCTTTTGAATTTGTTCCACCGCTTCCATCTCATTGATGAGGTTGTGAATGGAGCCATGGTTGCCGGCAATGACAGAGTGAATCATAACGCGGCAATTGCGTCCAATCTGGCGGCTTCCTTTTGTGCCGGCGGCCAATAAAATAACGCCGGCTGACATCACCTTCCCTAATCCCACCGTGTGGATCTCTGTGGTCTCTCTCACTATTCGCATTATATCGTACATTCCAAACATATCGTCGGCGCCTCCACCGTACGTAGAAAGATAGAAAGTGATAGGCTTTGTGTTTTTGGGAGATAGCCGATTAAGCTCATCCAAATATAACATAGCATGAATGATCTCAGCTGTCTTTTCTTCTGATACATCTGAAAAAAGCCCTATGCTCCGGAGATCAGGCTCGGGGGGGCGCTTTTCCATCATCAAAATCTGGGCCAGTTCTTCTTCTAGGGCGCCCGGCTTTTCTTCCGCGGTCTCTTTCTTCTTTTCTTTGTCAGCTTTAGTGTTGATCAAATCCAAAATTTTACCAATCATCTTACTATCCTCCAAAATTTGAGTGCTTCGTCCCGATGGCGCTGAAGATGTATCATAGCGCTGCTCCAATCGTGGAACTCGATACCCTCCTTAAACGCTGTCGGGGTTTGGGCGATGAGAGTGGCGATTACATTGGCCTTGAAGGTTAGCTTGTCTTGGTTGAACTTGTGTTCAAACGATGTCTGGGTCTCTGTATCTTGTCCGGTTTCCGCAATATGTTTTTTCATTATCTTCTCTGACGTAGCGTAATTTTCAAGGGCCCTTGTCGCCATTATTAAGTAGATGATGCGGCTGGATTTTAATAATTTTAATGAGAGNCGCGCCGTGTTTATGAAGTAAAAAGTTTTACACGTAACATAGCCAAAAATAAACGTTAGGGCGTGNAGCCACCAGATNTCCATNNTTCTCCTAAAAAATAACCACTAGCGNNGCCAGTGGTTATTGTAACGGGTTGTAAACCAAATGTCAAATATTATTTGGTCAGTCGTTTCATGATGCGNTCGGCAAGAGCGTCCACCATATTTGCTTGNTTGTTTTNGGNGCGCAATCTTTTTGCCACGCGTTTGGCAACCTCGTTGACGAGATCCTCTTGGTTCTCATATACATCGCGCATGCCCGGAAGTTCTTCTTCCTCATCGTCAAGAGCCATGTCGGTCTCTACCTCGGAGTCCATGGCCATAGCGTCTGCATCTTCCATGTCATCATCGGCGGCCAGTTCGTCATCCATCTCTGTGGATACTGGCTCGCCAAGCACATCTTCTAGGGCCGCCTCAAGCGCACCCATGAAGTCTTCAACAGATACCATGCCGGGCGTGCCGGCATCTTCCTCGGCGCCCATATCCATATCCATCTCGTCGCCCATGTCCGCAAGCTCGTCGCCTTCTTCATCTGCGAACTCGTCTTCAGCACCAAGTTCATCCTCGGTTGCATCGAGTTCTCTCTCCATTTCATCTTCTTCGCTGATNTCTGGGGGGGTNCCGTACATTTCATTAATTCTATCATCGCCAAGGGGGCGCAATTCCGCCAGTTTCATAAAGCTGCGAAGTTCAGCCTCTGTTAAAAGTGATTTACGAGCCATGTTTTATATTCTCCTTAAAAATGAATCAATAATAAATAGTTATAGATTTTGTAAAACCTACGATTTTTACCATTTCTCTGAAATACGTCTCATCTTAAGTAGTGCCTTTTGCTCGATTTGCTTTACNCGCGCGAAAGAAATGCCTAGTCGCTCTCCCACTTGTCGCANAGTGAGGGTNCCATTCTCATATATCGAGATGAGAGAACAGTTAAATTCGTCTTCATAATTTATCCACATTCTACAATCTTCATGTGGGCAGCTTTCTTGGAGGTCTCTACACTTACGCGAACAATGGCGTAATCCATCGATTTTCATAAGTCAGGATGTTCCTCAGCAATGAGATCAAATAAGTCATCAAGCTGATCATCGGAGAAGCCGGCGTCAGCCAGAAGGTGTTCACCTTTCAATCTAAGTTTTTTGGATTTAGTTTTCTTCTTCACCGACTGATCTTTTACATCATCTATGAAGCTTAAAATTCTTTCATCTTGTTCTAGATATCCCGTTATAAAAGAACGAAAGAACTGTGATTGCTTCAAGTCGTCGTGGCGTAGCCTAACGATTAATTGAGCGTGTCGGTGGTCATTGACCGTAAACACGATCTTCTTGTTCATTTTCCCATACTCGATCTCGGGCGCATCTACCATGCACGACTCCGAATATGAGTCCCACTTTCGGATAATCCGGAATTAGTTTGTCGGATAAATTCTGCGTGGGCTGATAGTTCTGCGATACTTCGGGCACCACTATACGAGAGGCCCGATTTAATACCGGTCTGTAGGTCTTCAAAAATATTCTTTACGGTGCCGCGATATGGAACTCGCGCAGAAACGCCCTCATTGGAGGAATATTTTCCTCTCCATCCCATTTGGGCCTCCTTGGACGCCATTCCTCGATAAACTTTCCATCTGGTGCCGTCATTTTCTTCGATGACTTTGCCCGGGGCTTCGTCAGTCCCGGCGAACAGAGACCCACACATAATAGCATCTGCGCCTGCGGCAAGAGCCTTCACAATATCGCCCGAGTTGCGGATGCCGCCATCAGCAATAAGTGCAATAGGCCTATCAGTTTTAGCACATTCGAAGAGAGTGTGCAGGCCCGGTACACCGTGGCCAGTCTGGATCCGGGTGGAGCAAATGGACCCACCCCCAATATTACACCGTGCCGAGTTAGCTCCCCAGTCGGCTAAATCGTTAACTCCTTCAAGTGTGGCGACATTCCCAGCCATGATATGAAGATCAGACCCAAACTCCTTGCGCAATATAGTGAGCGCTTCCTTCATCATAATGTGGTGACCGTGAGCAACATCTACACATAAAAAAGATGCGCCGGCGGCAAGAACCTTGTGTGCACGAAGGAGATAATCCCCTGTTACTCCGATGGCGGCGCCGACTGTGATATTTTGTGTGCCGCGGACGGTGGCTAAATCTATAGCCATAGAAACGTTACGGGCTTCCATTTCTGGAGTATGGTATCGGTGGATCACCGCGGTGCCCCCGGCTATGCCCAGAGCTGTTGCCATGGCAACTTCGGATATCGTGTCCATTGGAGACGCAATAATCGGAAAATTTAAATCAAGGCCGTTGCCTAATTGAGTTGCAATAGACACTTCCGTGCGGCTGCGGATATCCGAATAGCGCGGCTTAAGCAGCACATCATCATATGACAAAAATTCTTCCATATTATTTTTCCTCTTCAATAAAATCTTTAATCTCTCGTACGGTATACCACGTTTTTTCCTGCGGGTCTGGCGGGTCACTGAGTACCCGGATCCTAGGCTTTTTGGCAGTCGCATACGTTTTTATTAGTGAGATGGTTGGTACCCCGTTAAAACTTAACTGTTTTTCAATGGCCGGATAGTTGTCGATATTAAAAGCAAAGAAGTGGATCTCATCATAAGAGTCAGTGTTTGAGATGTCTTCGTAGTATTCCTTCAAATTGTGGCACAAGTGACAATCATTAGAATAAAACTTTATGACACAAGTGGCATCTTCTTTAACTTTACCAGCTAAAATCTTTTTTAATGCACCGATGGATAGCCTAGCTACGCTCATTGTCGATCTCCTTCTCTGTCTTTTGAACACAATGAGGACAATACAGGCGTACAGTTTCCTGTATAATCACCACTTTCCACGAGCTTAACATATCGCGATCCTTTTTGTCGAAGGAATCCCTGCATAGAGAACAACTTGCCGGAAGTTTACCAAACAAAGCTATCTGATTAGACAGTTCCTCTTGTTGGTCTTGGGGCACATGCTTGGCTAACGCCCGGCGTTCTTTCCTACTCATCTTTCTTCTTCTTTGCCTTTGTCGTTGACTTAGCGACCGACTGCGACTTTCGAAAAGTGGGGGAGCGCTTGGCTAATTCCTCAGTCGACATCGCTCCGACGTCGGTTGGTGATGCTGTCGCCGGGGTGTCTGGCTCGTCTGGCGGGAGGGTTTCCTTCAGCGCAGCTGCATATTGCTGGAGCGTAATCATCGCTCCCTCAAACTGCACCATCGCGATCGCGTGCTTACACATTTCGTCTACCGTGTCAGTGCCATGGCCATCCTGATACGTGTTCTTAAGGAGCCCATAATGCTCTAGGGCTTTTGATTTTAACCGCATGAGGGCGGCATTAATGATTTCATCGTTCATATATTCTCCTACTTGTTAATACTTTCGACTCGCCACAACTCTTCATTGCCGTCAAAAACGACGACTGCTGATGGGAATGGCGCGGCATTCTTACTATCTCCAAACTTCAGGCGCCCCTTTACAAAATGGATCTCTGAGGCCTTCATTACATGTTCGTGCCAATATTTGGTGTCGGTACGCGCCGGAATAAGCATCACCACCTTCGTGTCTTCTTTTCGTGCTTCCATCCTTGCTTTCTCAATCCAGCGTTCAATCCCTCTTCCGTAGGGAGGGTTCACAAAAGAAGTGGAGCCCCCCCAGTTTTTATCGAGCCCATTTTCTGCTTCTGTAAAAAAGTTAGGGCACTTGGTGTTGAAGGGGGTGGCGCAGGGATCCAAATCGAATGGGCCGAATCGCCAGCTTAGCTTGTCAAAAAAGTCTTGTGGAGTCGACCAGTTGCCGGTCTTTGAGCTAAACATTACTACTTGCGTGCTTTTATTCACTCTTGTTCTCCCCACTGATCATTTCAAAATTCTCGACGACCTCGTCGATGTTATACTTCTGCTTATAAAGACGGTATGCCTTTACTGCTGCTCGGATCTCGTCCGTGTTGAGCCATCCATTCTCTCGGAACTCAGAGCGCAGTTCGCGCTTTTGCTCCTGATAGGGTTCGATACACTCTTCAATTGCCGAGAGGGAGCGGATGTACTCCTTCACGTATTGTTTCTTCTCGTTGTTTGTTGTGGCCATTAGGCTCTCCTTTATTACTCTAATAATATAGCAGCTTAGGAAGAGTGTGTCAAGTGTTATTTATTGAAAGAGGTCCAAAAAGCTGCGTCATGAATCGATGAATCACGGCGTCCTTCTCATCATCCGTTTCGCACTCGGCAAATAAATAAGTATACATTTGCTTTTGGTGCTGCAATGCTCTCTGCATGGTCGCTATTTCTTTTTTCATCCACCGGGCTTGTTGTTTGTAATTTTTTGGCTGCGGTATTTTTAAGGTGGCGGCCATATCAAGAAGCAAAAAGTATTTATGTTTTTCTAAAGCGTTGGTGGCCTCTTT